TATTTGAAATATGCTTTCTACAAGTTCTTTATCAAAATTGCCCTTTGTGAAATACTTTGTTGAAAAACCAAGAAGTCTGTTTAGATTGGTACGTATGCGAGATACTTTTTCAACCTTATATATTTCTCCGAAAGGGATTTCAAGAAAGATACCTCCAATCATACGTCAGTAGCCTCCACCCTTGCAAGATAACCACGGCATTTGTGCGGCACCACATCGCTGCCACGCTCCGTGTAGTTCTCAAAGGTTCCCAACTGTGACGGAAACACGCCTATGACCTTGCCAGCCACAAGCAAGCCGTATTGGTATCCTCTGAACATATTTCCACGCTGCACGGGAACAATGTCGGTGTCGCTGTCGAAAGGGACGTACACGGCATATACCGCTTTCGCAGTCGCCGTGGCACGGAAGTTGGCATCCTCTTGGATGTCGCATCTCACTCTTGCGATAATCTCTTCCGTCTGAGGATTCAGAAGCGAGGAAGGATTGCTCACAGAGCGATAAAACTCACCCTCAAAAGGATAGTCTTGCAGTTCGTCCCTGTCGATGTATGCCATTGGTTTTCTTTGTTTCTAAATGTCGTTTCTGAAGAAGACGTGTGCAGAGTTGTCTGGCAGCTGGTCTATCATAGGGTCTTCATACTTATCGTATATTCCCCTTATCCAATCAAGGATTTCCTCCTTGTTGTACATCGCTTGTGAGCCAACACCTTTCTTATAAGAGCCGTGTGACTGAGTGAACGATGCCCAAATAGTAGGAGAGAGGTAAGCGGTCAGCAAAAGGTCTGCGGTAATCAAATCCTTGTCCCTTTGGGTCAATTCATCGTAGTCAGTGACTTCGGAAACACCTCTGTCCAAGGCGATGCGAACGAGCACCGCCTTGTCAAAGGTAAATCCTGTGAGACCGCTCATGTACTGTAATATGTCGAACTCTATGACAGCCATTTTCGTCTACGTTTTTCAGTGTTTAGAAGTTGTAGGCGTCGCCAGCAACATTCGTCTTGATGATGTAGTGGTACAGGAACTCGTCGAGCACGGGGATAGCCTGCATCATAGCCTTGGCGTGCCACTCCTTGTAGATACCGTTGGGCACGACAGCGTTCTCAATGGTCATAAGACCGCCGAGAGCAGTAGTGTACACGGCACTGATAAGGTTGTTCTGGTACTTCGACATGCGGGCGTCAAGGTTGGTCGTGTGGACAACCTTACCGGCAAAGCCAGCGGGACGTACAACGACGGTGTTCTCAGCCCAACCGCTCACGATACCGTTGGTGATGTCTTTCTGCTTCTCTTCGATGATGACGATGTTCGGCATACCATTCCATTTACGGATGGCGTTCATAGCCATGTCTTCGGTCATCTGTGCGGTAGAGGGCAACAGAATGCCGTTGATGTTGTTGACGAAGCGAATCTGGTCAATAACCTGTGCGTTCTTGACAATGTAGTTCAGCCAAATATCCTTGGGGATTTCGAGCTGCCATGCCATGTCAACGCCGTACTTGTTGTTCAAGCGCTCAACGAGGTCGCGACCCCAGTCAAGAAACTTGAAGTTGGCTGTGTCGCTCCACACAGTGCCACCAGCGTTGAGGAAGTTTTCAAGAGGAATAGCGGCTTTGGCTATACCAGCCTGAATACCCTCGCCCTGCTTGTAGTTGACCATACCTGTGGACAACATCTGTGCAGACATGTGTGAAAGGGTCTGGTTGGCTGAATTGATGTTGCTCTGCAAGAAGTCGATGACATAACTTGCAAGAGAGGCGTTGTCCTCGCCGACCTGTTCAAACAACTGTTCGCGGTACTCACGTTCGGTAGCCGTTTCGACGTATACTTTGCCGATAAAGTCAGGGATTGTGCCCTCATAGTGGGCGGCGTTACCCCTCTCCATAGGCGTACCGTCGGCCAGAGGAGCTCGCATGTCCATAAGGACACCAGTCTCAATCTGACGCTGCTTGATGCTGAAAGTGGCAGTACCGTCGGGCTGTGTGGGAGTGGTCACAGGGTCAACCGTGAACTTGTCACGCCAAAAAGTATAATACTGAGGGATGCGGTTCGGGTCGTTGAGAATGAGGCTCTGGATAGCTCGACCTTCCTTCGACCAAAGAGCAGCATATTGGGTTGAATCATATTTTGCCATTTGTTACTCCTTTCTTATTAAGCGTTTTCCAAAGCAGCGACACGAGTAGCAAGGGCTGCAATAGCGGCGGCGTTGCCATCCATGTCGTAGTAATTAACCTTAAACCAGCCGTTGACGTTCGAGCGATTGAGGTCGAGAACGCACTGAGGCAGCGGCGACATCTTCCAAGTGTACATCAGACCACCGAGGGCGGGGGTGTACAGATAACGTGCATCCACATAATCCTCATTAGCGGTTCCAATGTTGGCGGTGTCAGCCACGTCGTCAAACATCATGTCGGCATCGCAGTCAGCGACGGCATTGATGTTCTTCACGAGCATCTTCTTATTGCTGCCAGCCTCTTCTGCCTCGACAAGAATGTCGTCCTTAGACAGGCTCGATGCAATGTTTGCAGAGGTCGTGAGAGCGTACACGTCATAAGTGACGTTGCTGACGGTGACGGTGGTCGGAGAGACAGCCGTAATAGTCACAGCAGTACCAGTGCCGCCGATAACGCTGGGGGCTTTCATCAACACGTCACCGACAAAAGGCTTGTGCAGATAGCCGTCGCGGAGCACGTTCACGGTAGTGCTGCTTGCGGAAACGACCTTGAAGGTTTTGAGGATGTAAACTTCGGGGCGAACGCCTTTGTCGTTGGTGCGGAACTCCAACAGGTCGCCAGCGAAAAACTTGGCACGACCCTTAAATGGGTTCATGATGATACCACCGAAAGTAGGGTAGACGAGTTCGTTGTGCAGCTCTTTGAGCTTTACGAACACGGAACGATAACCGCCGATGCTGCCCTGTTTCTGGACAAGCACTCTGCCACGGAAATAGCCGTAATCAACTTGTGTTACCATTTTTCTGTGTTTTTAATTTTTGTTATTGTCGTTTGTATTTCCGAAGTTACCGCGCATCTGCTGTAATTGGGTGTCAAGACCAGATAGGTCAATATTGTCCTTTGCAGGTGCCCCAGGTGTCTTTGGGGTAACGGAGGCTGAATCGTGCGACGAATTGTAGATGGCAAGGTAGTCTTTCGACTTCTGCTCAATATCGGTTTCCTCTGTGATAGACACCTCGTTGAGCATACTGCTTACCCACTTTTCGTCTGTAACGCCGAGTTCTTTCAACTTTGATGCAATCGCCTTGCGTTTGTCAGCAATCTTGGCCGCCTTTTCGTTTGCGGCTTTGTCTTTTTCAAGTGCCTCAATGCGGTCAAGCAAGGCTTTCATCTCGCTGTTCGGTTCGGGTTCTTTCTTGGGTTCTTGTTTCGGGTCTGTCTTTGCAGGGTCTTTCTTCTCCAACTCTGCAATTTTCTCTTGCAGCGTTTTCGTAGCAGTGGCCGCGTTTTTGTGTGCAAGTCCCGCAGCGGTAGCCACGAAAGGCTGCACAAAAGACACGAAATCGTTTAACTCCATTTCCTCGTTGTCACCGACCATTTTGAGTGCGTTTTCTACACACTCGTTCACGGTACGGGCAAGGTCAAGGTCTTTGTCCTTGTCGGTGATTTTTGCAGTGATTTCTTCAACTGCTTTTTCCTTGGTAAACTTCATTGTGTATTTTATTTAAAATAATTTTTTGTGAATGCAAAAATAGATATTTTTTTTGTACTTACAAATTTTTTTTTGTTTAACTTGTTGGTTAAAAGTATAATAATGTGAGTATAATAAAGTTATGGTTTAACACAAACTTGAAGTTTTGCTTTAATTTAAATGTCAAAAATGCTGATTTATAGCATTCAAAAAACAGAAATTTCGACATTTTCTTCAACGAAATTTTATTACGTCAGAAAAAGTTCGTACTTTTGCAAAAGATTAAATATGGCAGAAACTCAAATAATAAAACCGCACCCAGGATTCCAAAGGAGTTTTGTGAGCACCAACGTTGATGTCTGTTTCGGTGGTTCGTCACTCGGAAGCGGCAAGACGTATGGCGAGGTGTTATCTATTGCGGAAGAGTCGCTTGACCCTAATTGGCGTGGTTTGTTTTTGCGTAACAACTTAGATGACATTAAGGCTGGCGGTGCCATATTGGACACATTTCGGGAAGTGTACGGAGATTCAATCCAAATACGAAGTGCAGATATGCCTCGTGTCGTGTTCCCAAGTGGTTCTTATTGTGACGTCACACACGCAGCAGACCAGTCCATTGAAGCTCTGTTAAGACGTTTTAAAGGACGTCAGTATGACACCATAATATATGATGAATTGACAGGTTTCACGTGGGATGCGTTCAAGACAATCCTTACTCGAAATAGAGGAAAATCAAAATATTCTGGCAAATGCCGTGCATCTACTAATCCAGAAAGAGAAAGTTGGATTCGTACATTTATTGATTGGTATGTTGGGGATGACGGCTACATTATGGAAGAACGCGATGGCGTTGTGCGATACTTCTATATGATGGGTGCAAACGTTACCGATACGGTCTGGGGTGATAGCAAGGAAGAAGTATACATGCTATGCAAAGCTGATATAGACAAAAAACTTGACCGTGTTTACGGCTTTATGAAAGGTCGTGACAAATGGCAATCATTAATTAAATCTTTCTGTTTCTATCTTGGGAGAATGAGCGAAAACAAGGAAATGCTCGAAAACAATGAGGGATACCTTGGCTCTATTGCCATGTCCGGCGGTGCAGAAGCAGAGAAGATGCTAATGGGTAATTGGAATGTCAGTTCAAAAGACGAAGAAAATATTGTAGTTTCTTTTGACGAAGCCAACAGTGTGTTCACTAACGACGCACAAAAGAACGGTGACAAATGGATTACAGTAGACCTTGCAGACAGCGGGACTAACAACTTTATGCAGATAGTGTGGGACGGCCTCGACATAATAGACATAGACATTGCTCCATATACAACTCCCGCAGAAAACGCGAACAGGGCAAAAATCCTCGCCAACAGACACAATATCGGATACGCACACATTATTTTCGATGCCATACGAGGAATGTACTTCAAAGATTATATACCAGAAGCCATTCCTTATGAGTCATACCGTGCCCCACTTGGTATTAACGCATTGCAATATATGAAGTTGAAAGATTGCTGCTATGGCAAACTTGTATGGCTTATCAAAAACAACCTCATATCGTGCTCAGACAGCGTTGCAAGCAAAAGATACATAAATGCAGCGGCAAAGACTATTTCTGATATAACTGTACAAAACGAGTTTGTAGAAGAGGCTCGTGTCATTAGATGGGTAGATGCTCCGAACGGTAAAAAACGTTTAATGAGCAAGAAAGAAATGAATAGAGAGTTGGGTCGTGGGCGTTCTATGGACTTGTTAGATGCTTGCTCAATGCGAATGTACCCATTGCTTAACTACCAAGACGGAACTGAACTTGAAAGCAGCAGAAATGAATATGTGCAGTATGAGGAAGATGAAGAAAACGGCGATAGAATAGACATTTACGATGAAACACAATGGTATTAGTATATGGATAACGAACAGATTAAAAACACAATTGACCACTTTAAAGAAGATGGTGCTGACATAAGGGTAAGAGATATAGCATACGCCTTGTTGTCACGAATGTTTGCCGACAGAAAGACGGCTTACCAATGCTTGTTCGGGCCAGACGGCTATGACGAATATGTTTCGTCAGATATGAGGGAAAAACTTGACGAATACATGACAAATGAAGGCTTTGTCCGCAGTTTCAGCACAGACCTTGATACGGGAGAAATTTCCTTTGAAGAAAACAAGTCTGCTTTAACAAAGATGATTGCGGACATTGAGGCTGATATGGCAGCGGGTACTATTGAAAAAAAAGATGGTTACGCAAGAATAGCAGACATTCGATACAAACTCAATGACAAGTTCAAAGTCGAGGCGGCAAAGAAAGACAGGATGATTATCGTTGAAAAGAAGTTTTCGGGCATATGCGAATATTGTCATCATGAAATATACGTCCCATCGGAAGAGGAACTTATGGAAAAATATGGGTTAATTAAAAAATAATTAACTTGATTGGATTAAATTTCGTATCTTTGCAAATAATTCTAATGCTTATTAAAAATGGAAGAAATTTTTGTAAAAATAAAAGGATTTGAAAGTTACGAAATTAGTAACAAAGGAAGAGTGCGTTCACTGCGGAACAAAAAGCCCACTATTATGGTTCCATGCAGATACGGTTCTGTACAAGGAGACAATTACTATGTTGCTGTTTCAATCATAAACAACGAAGGAAAATCTGTTAGAATACCTGTTCATAGACTTGTTGCAACAGCCTTCATCCCTAATCCTGAGAACAAGCCGCAGGTAAACCACAAAGACGGTAAAAAAAACAATAACGACATCGATAACCTCGAATGGGTAACACAAAGTGAAAACATGCTTCATAGCACACATGTGTTGGGAAACAAAACTAAAAACAAAATAAGAGAAATAAGCATGTATTCGCTCGATGGGAAATACATAAGAACTTTCAATAGTATTTCATCAGCATCTCAAAATATGTCGGTTGAAGGTTCTTTGATTAGCGATTGCGCAAGCGGAGCAAGAAAAACATGCGGTGGGTTTATTTGGTCTTACGAAAAAACAGATATGATAGAGCCTTTTAAAGATGAGCGTCCCCTTCCTATTGTTGAATTAAATAAATACGGAGAAATTATCAACCGTTTTGACTCTGCAAGTCAAGCAAGTAAGTATTATGGTATAAGTGCTGCCAATATTACAGGCGTTTGTAAAAAGAGGAGAGGATATAAAATATGCAAAGGCTTCATTTTCCGTTATGCAGATGATAGTGAGATAAAAGAAATACAAATGTTTGCAAATAGTAAAATTGGAGTCTATACATTAAGTGGCATTTTACAGAAGGAGTGCAAAGGGTTACGAGAAGTTGTAGATTTTCTAAAAGCGGACAATTTTGTTAATGTAGTCAAATGTTGTCTAAACAAGCGGAAAATCACCTATGGTAAGAAGCTAAAATCCTTCGGTACAGAAAAAGTATCACAATACATAGATGGCGATATTCGTATAAAGAAACAAAAAACAATAAACATCGAAAAAACAAAAAAAGTATATCAATATAATCTTAAAGGAGAATTTGTTAGAAGGTGGGATAATGCGAAAACAATTCAAAATGAACTAAAAATAAATCAAAATGGCATATTTGCCTGTTGTAATGAAAGACGCAAGAGTTTTAAGGGCTATATGTGGTCGTATGAATTTCACGAAAAAATACCAAGATACAAAAGAAATGATAGTAATAAAGAATATTAACCAAATTGAAAAACAATAAGTATATGGATGCACAACAACAAATAAAGTATTTGCTTGCCCAACCAGAGCGGCTTTTGGAGAGAAAACCGTTCACGAGAGGGGCTGACATGAGCACATTGGAGAGTGACGAGCCTGCGGTATATACGGGTGGTCGCGTGAGGGCAAGACTTCCGAAAGTTAAGCGGAATGTCATTAGTCAAGACACATACATTTCCGAACTTGACCCGAACATGCACACGGTGCTGTTTGATGAAAATATACCGTCGATATGCGTGAAGTTCCAAGACGGCGGTTATCAAGACCGTAATTTTGTAAAAACCGCCATTCCGTTTCAACGTTCCATAATGGAAAAGCAAACGCTTCACATGGCGAGTATGCCGATGAAGTTCACGCTATCCGACAAAAAACCGACTGACGAGATGCAGTTGGATTTTGTAACTTTCAAGCACTTTTGGGATTTGCGTAACCAAGACGGCATGAAAGTGAAGATGGTTGCCACCGCAAAATCATACGGAGATGCCGGATTGCTGTTTTATATTGACAGACGAGGCGAGATACGTTCTCGGCTGTTATCCTACGCCGACGGCTATGTTATCTGCTCACACAACGACGACAACGGCGACCGCTTATTGGAAAGCGTATACTATACCGCAGACGATACGGAATATATCGACAGCTGGGATGACACATATTTCTACCGCTATGAGTTAAATAAAAAAGGTAAGTGGACTCTTACCTCAAAAAAACACGGTTTCAACGAAATACCACTTATCACAAAACGCACAAGCGTTGCTTGGGAGGGCGTTCAATCATTGTGCGACAGTTACGAAACGTTGTACAATATCTTCCAAGTATTACAGAAGAAATGGGGGTGGGGGATGCTGTACGTCAAAGGCAGAATTGATAAAAATGCCAAAAAGATTGCGGGGAATATCGTTCTGAACGACACAAGCATAGACGGGAAAGGTGATGCTAAGTTCCTTGAACCGCCGTCGCCTCAGAACATGATTGACACGCTTGAAAGCATTTTCGACCGCATACAGATTGGCAGCGGTACGACGTTCATTCTTCCCAAAGACATTCACACTTCAAGCGACACGTCTGGTGTAGCCGTTCAGATGACGCAATCGCTCGACATTCAGACTGCAAAGAACGGCATTGTAGAATGGCAGAATGTCGCCGACAAGATGGTACGTCTATTCAAGTGGGGCCTTGCCATTGAGTTGCGAAACAAAGGTATTATGACCGATGCTGTTCCTCGGTTTGCGGCACTGAATATCAACGCACAGTTCGACATTTGGCAACCGTACAGCGAGGAAAGCTACAATCAGATGCTATGCACCATGAAAAACTCCGGCATACTGTCGCAGCAGACGGCAACAGAACACAATACCGTCAGCCGACCCGACGAAGTTGAGCGTATCAATAAAGAAAAAGAGCAAGCACTACAAGAGGAACTTGACAAAGAGCGTGCGACAAAGGAACTTGAAGCGAAGTTTCAAACGCAGACAACACAGACGAAACAAAACGCCAACTCATAGACAACTTTTGTCATCTGTCAATGCAAAGGGCACATCGACTTAACGGTGCGCCCTTGCTGTATTAATAATAGGATAGCCCTTTCATGTACATAAACCCAAAAAATCGAAACTTGTTTGCACCGTTTCCAATATGAGTAATAACATCCGAGGTGGGGGCAACCCAGTGATATGTGCAAAACTTTTTCTTTACTGGCGACCATTGAATTTTGAACACCAACGCATGTTTGCCGATACATAAGCATGGGAAGTCGAATATTTGAGAAAAACCGTATAGGCGTATTTTTATAGACTTTTCTTTCGGTTCCATAATACT